TGAATAGCCCTGGGCCCCCTATTCTCGCGAATAGGCCATGCTATGTTGCACTACTCTGAGTGCCTGCTGTCCGCTAGGTCACACGCCAAGTACTGGTGTGGATTGTTTGTTTATTTGATTTTATATTTTATTTTACACAAGATAGTCACTAGAAAGCACAATGTTGAGAAAGATTTTTATTTTGTTTTCTATTTTCTGTGTGTTGAGAGATATATACAATGAGACAAGCTGGTATGTGTAACCAGTTTACAAAGATTGGTTGGCATCGACTAATAAAGAACGAACAACCAAGCCTCGGAATAGACCCCGACGCCCACACCAGACCCATCTGTGGCAAAGTTGAGAGTAAAACTCCCAGGAGCCTGAACAGTGAAAGCCTTTAGAATGGTTGTCTTAGAGTCAGTTCCAATAACTGGCAGTATGTACTGAAAAGTGGAGTTGTTGAATAGGTTGAGAACGGTGGCACCTGTGTAGCTGATTGTTGGAGGTGTGTAAGCTGACCCAGAGGAACCATATTGTGTATACGAAAGAACACAAACTCGCCCAGCTAATCTAGGATCAGCAAAGCTAATTATGTTATTCGAGGGCACTGTTGTTCCGATAATTGTACCTTGTACAACAGCCCCAGAAGTAGCTACCGGAATAGAAGCTGTAGGGGTTGTTGTCCTTACAAGTGAGTACAAAGGCCCAGATAGGGTGGTATTCAGCTTAGGCTTTATAAGCTCAATTTCGTAGGTGCACCACAACTCGCCCACAATGAAACCTGCAGATTGCATGCCCACAGTTGCTAACTGAAACTCAGCTAGGTCATATAGACGCAAATCCGCATTTGCGGGTGGGGCAGCGTTTCGTACGTAAAGACGACAAACGGGCGTTACATCAGGTTTGCATTCCACTGGATGCAACGAAGATTTGTCTGGTGAAATGGAAGTACTAAACTCATAATTTTCCATCTGAAGCTTAGACGTAAAGCTTGATGCCATAGAGTTGTACTGAGACGCCATTATAACGGTACCCAACGCTAAGTTGGTTGTACCAACCCCTGTACCAGATGTTGACTTGAACTCAAACACCAAGCCATGTATCCAATACTCTTCAAAATTCATAGCTATCGTAGATAGCCAAGGAAAAGCCGGAGTCATGCCAGGATTAATTGGGTAGCTAGTAACATTAAAACTAGTTGAGGAGGTGACATCAGAGATGAATTCTCGATGCCTTATAATGGTGGATCGACGACCCCCCGATCCTGTAAACATCGGTGGGGACCCAGACAATAACGTATTGCCATTAACAGTATAATCACCGAAGCCTGTTATCCGCTTGAACACCTGCTGCGCAGCATCGCCGAGGAATTCCCCAACTCGCCCGCCCACACGTGCCCCAACAGACAAAGCTTCTTTAGGAACACTGATAATGGAGCGTCTAGCCCTGTTTGGTCTAGCGCGTCGCTGTTGTTTTGGTTGTTGTTTGATAATGATAGTTTGTTTCTTTGATTTAGTCATGGTCAAGTATTGGATCCCAGTGACCACTGGGACTGTACATCATGTGGGCCTTGAAAACAAGGTTGCGCCGTGCAGTCTCTTGGCATTTTGGTTAGCACGAAAGTAATCGTTTTGGGCTGTTTAACCCACATGACCCAATGCCCAGTTTAACGACTTGTGACAGGTCAGTGGCACTACCACCACGGTGTTGTAAAATGAGCTGTATCAGTATATCCGTAGATTAAATACTTGTCCACATAATACCGCTCAATAGCACGTTGTTCCTCAGGAGTAATGTCAAAAGCTATAAAGAATGAAGCGCGCGTTATATCAGCAACAACTTCTGGAGACTCTGGCATACCTTCAGCTAACCTGAAAGCGCCAGAATCCTGAGCGAGATTGTGCTTCAAACACGTTCTTGTCCCTGCGCTCCGCCTCAACAAAGAATGGAAGTGCTGCCATATGGGTATACCATTTGTGAGAGCTAACCCACAAGACCCAATGGACCACAACCATTGACCATAAGTTTTAGCGGAGGTTATAGGAACCAAGCTTACGCAATCCTTCATAATAGAGACCCTAGGGTCCCTAACCATCCTGTAGCCGCCTGGTACTGCTACAGGCTGGGTTTGACAAAACACAATATGTTCTAATTCATAAACGGTCGGCTCAATCGTCATCTCAAATCCACAATCTGTGAAGAAACGCCTGAATGTAGATTCTGAAAATTTGAGTTCGGATTGATGCTCCATTATCAAGGAACAATCATCCCCGTTATTTATTAGTTCATATTGGTGTGAGGGCATAAACTTATGCATATACATCCATATCATACAAGTCATAATGAGACAATTGCCCATAGATGTGTTCATGTCACCGCTCATGCGAGTGCCATTCACCTCATATTTAATGGTACCATCCTTGCAATAACCTTTGGCTTTGTTAACAAGTTGCCAGGTTAGGCAATTAGCTAACAAAGGGTCATTGTTAAAGACAGTATTATAGATGTGGTGCTCCAGTTTAAGCATCATAATTCCAACGTGCTGGTCAAATCGTGAGGCATCAAGCCCAATAGCTACTGGTCGTTTAAACTTATTCCACTTACGTGAAATCAAGTTGCCGCAATCCGAAGCATTAAGCCCTTTGCATATGGTAGTAGAACCAAACACTTTATTTATTCCTCTAAACAATCTCTTTTCATATGGTTTCAAATAAACACCTATTGTTAGATTGTATCTAGGATCTCGCGGAGAGATTATCCTAGCAGCCGGATCGTCCTTAGCAGATTTCTCATACTTGACGAAACTTCCAACTACCGCATCCCGTTTTGTGACTCCCTCCAGCTGAAGGGAACGGGCCGCTTGCTCATACACCACTTTCTTGCGAGGCACACACTTCTCAATGAATGAACACTGAGTGATGGGCTTGGCGAAAGGTAGTGCTTTCAAGAGCCGTCGAGTAAAAGGTAGAAAGAAACCGTAATGTTTTGTAAGTTTGTATTCCATGTCATAGGCTAGCCCGTTTTCTGTGAATGCACACGTTGGAGTGCGCACATACCCACCGGCTTCTTTGACATAGAATACTCTCTCCAGAACACCACGTTCCAGCGTTCTAATATTATTGGTATACGCAGAGTAATTTAGTTCAGGACCCATATTATCCAAGAACGTCATACTCCTGCGTGGGACAGTATACCCCTGCTTCAGAACAACCGTCATCCCATCTGGATGTGGCAATGCCGAGGCACTGCTACTACCAGCCGATTGCTCACGCAAGGACCCCTATTCAGCACCAAACCTGAGCGGTCGAGACGATGGCCTTAGCCAGCTAGCAATTCGCTGGCGCCAAGTGTCACTACTACTCAAGTGGTACTGAGCAAGACTGTCACGTACACGTCGACTTTGGAGGAAGAGCTTCGCATCAATATCATCCCTACTTGGTACGAATACCAAGTTGGTTGCAATCTCTAAGATTTGGCAGATATGAGCGTCGCGTATATGAGGTTTGAGTTCCCTCATCTTCCTACTCAAGTACCGTCTGACAGCCAATCTGTCAGCAGTAGTCGGGTGTTCGATGAATCCGAATCGGGCTTTTGCCATTCTGTACATTGCAGTCGTAAAGGTTCGTTTCCGAAGTTGATCCCCCAACGGACCCATCACTAGAGCTCGCTCTGCAACAGCTAACTCCATTAATGCTTCAGAATCGGTCTTTCCGTCATTGCCCAAATGGTGGAATTTTCCATCCACCAACGCCCCAGATGCTTCGTCATCACCCAACTCTAACGAGTGTGGTGATGAGTCGGACGAAGAACGAGAAGAATCAGTTTTATCCGAAATTCCCATCCCAGCACCCGCGCTGGCCTTACGTTCTAAGTTTGACTGCTTAACACGTGCAAATGACTCCCTAAGTTCATCTATCTTCTTCTTTTGTTCTTCGTACTCTAGTACGTCAACATTATGATCCATGTTGTGCAAATCATCAACGGTTACGTTGGCTAACCTGTTGATGCGTTTTGGAAGATTAAAACGCTTCCTCCACCAAATAGCTGCACCCCCACCCCCAAGTAGAGATGCTGATCCAATTACACAAGCAATGATGGTAATAAGGACCATAAAAGCATTTGGTGGGGCAGGGTGCTTTGCTGCCGCTTACCCCCTGAAACTCCATAGCCCCGGGATCATGGCTAACCAAGCGAGGTCTTGAGCCTCAACTTGGGGTGCCACTTCCAACACCCAGCCAATTGGCTGAGAGAACTAGAGGGAGGTTCCCTTTCAGGGGCGGGCTACTAACACCCCACCCAGAAATATATTCATCGGTTATACATTGTTTCTGTG